GAGAATATTTACGTTGTTGAGCAGTTAACTTTCTCACAAGACGGTCTTGTAGACATCGTTGCGTCAGAGCATGCTTGTGACGATAATGGTGTCAGCAAAATAGCTAAAGCCGTTGATGGCTTCGAAGCTGACGCTACCGGGTTTACTATTGAGTCATGACTTTCCCAATAACCAAAGCAGGAAGAACAGCACCGTTCAACGCGAGGGATTATTTGGTGCCGAGTGCTCGCACTTTTGAGTCAGGCAACTATCCGGTAAAAACTTACAGGGCTGAAAACGGCGCTGAACACAGGATTTTGTATGGCAGCAAGCGTACCAACATGAGGCTGTCTCTTACCTATACAAACATTGCAGACATTGATGCTGAGTTGTTTTTAGATCATTACGATACGGTTCAAGGTACTTTTAAAACCTTTGATGTTGGCAGCGTTAACGGGGTAAGCCCAACTCGCGGTGGCTGGAAAGGGAACAAGGATGCGCTTGGAGCGCAAACGCACGGAAATAGTTACCGATACGAGGGTCCGCCTCAGCTAACGCAGGTGCGTCCTGGGATAAGCACTGTTACAGTGAATCTGATTGGCGTGCTCTGATGGCGAAGGTCTACAGCGGCAGAGATGGCGTCATGCGAGTGGGCAACTCGACCCTTGCAAAGGTTGTCAGTTTTTCGGTGCAGTCAAACTTAGAAACACTGGAAACGACAACATTAAACGAAAACCTCAGAACCTATGTTCCTGGCGTTTCAGGGTACAGCGGCAGTGCAACTCTGTTGTATTACAAAGATGCGGCTGGAAATACCAATACAACCAATCTGCTCAATAAGCTCTATAAGACTGGTTCGGACGGCGTTGGCAGTTCCGACACTGTTCAATTAACGTTCCGCTGGGTCGATGAAACAGCTAATAACGACATTACATTAACTGCGTATATTACCAGTGCAAGTATCGGTGCAGCAACTGGCGACATTGTTCGCGCAGAAATTAGCTTTCAAGGAACCGGAGCCCTAACTACCGTAACTATTTAGCCATGAGCATTTACCTTGGAACGCATGGCAAAGTTGAGTTGCGTCGAGAATTTGGCGAAGCCGATCTTCGTTCGGTTATTAATCCAAGTGATGTTAATGCTACACGTAAGCGTTTAAGTTTTGACTTTAAGCGGGGCCAGCTGATTACGGGAGATCAAGTTGAAATCACTAGCACCAACGGTGCTGCACTCTCTTTTATTAATAGTTACAGCAAGACAAGTATCAAACGATTTATTAATGTTGACGCGCTTGGGGGAATTAGGTTTTATACAACTTTTGCCAATGCTGTTAATGGGGGAATAGCAAATGCTGAAACTTTAGCAACTCCTGGAGCAAACGTTCCAATCAAAGTAGTTGTGCAAAACGCAGATTTTCGCGTGCTTGCTCAGGTTAATGGCTTTGAATTAAATACTCAAAAAGAAGTAATCGATACAACAGTTCTGTCTGACGAATTTCGTAGTCAAGTTAGCTCTGTAATGTCTGGTTCGGGCAACATGAGTTGTTTTTGGGAGTATACCGGTGAAACAGTTCAAGATACTCCTCAGTATTTGCTGCAATTAATTCTTCGCACCAAAGTTGGCAGTCAATTTAGTGCAAGATTTTATTTGAAATCAGGCAATCATAATCCAAGCGGTATTGCAGCAAATGCAAACGATGAAATCTGGTACGAGTTTGAAGGCGTGCTTACGTCATGCGCGTTGCAGTTCAATCCGTCGTCAACAGTGCAGTTCACTGCCGATTTTGTTACGACCGGTGAAATCAGGCTGAACGTACAGCTTGAAAGAACTGACAAGGTTTTACAGGAGGACAGCGACGACATACTCTTGGATCAGGACAGCACAGCTAAGCTGTTGCTTGAAAGCTCAGACACTTAAGCCCTGGAGGCTAGTCACCAATGGCCGATCTTAAAATCAGTGAACTTTCATCTCTGTCTGGCAGCGACTTGGTTGCTGCTGATGAGCTTGCCATTGTTGACGACTCAGCGAGCGAAACCAAGAAAATTACGGTTTCAAACCTGATTGCAAACGGTGTCACGCTAATCAGTGATGACGCGATTCCTGGGGCCAAAATTTTATTTGGTGCGGGGGACATTACCACAGCAGCATTGGCTGACTCTGCTGTTACGTCAGCAAAAATTGGTGCGGACCAAGTAACGGCAGCCAAAATTGCTGACAACACGATTGTTAATCTTGTCTCAGACCTGCCTACCTCTGGTGATTACACAGGCCAGCTAGCTTTAGACACCGATGATAATTCTTTGTATGTATACAGCGGCAGCGCATGGTTGAACACTAAAGCGCCAGGTTCTGTTAATGGTTTTACTGACACAACTTCAGGCATCATCAATATAAGCACGGTTGTAAGCAGTGGAACGGCGACGATTACAGCTTCAATCGATAACACTGCCTCTGCAGCACAGTTTCTTGCTGGACCTGTTGGATCCGGTGGAACGGTTGGTTACCGCACGATTGATGGTGGTGACTTGCCTACAGCTACAACTACCTCAAAGGGTGGCGTTATTGTTAATGGTGGCGGACTTACTGTAAGTACCGACACGATTCAAATTGACAATAGTGTTACCGCAAGTAGCACTAAGCATCTTGTTACTTATGATGCTAATGGTTTGATTACAG